ACGACAGAGATTTAATTATGAAATACCGTTCGGTAGCTACATATCCTGAAGTGGATATGGCTATCGAAGATATATGTAATGAAGCAATTACAGATGAGAACGGTGTTATCGCTAAGCTAAATCTTGATAACCTAGACCAAGCCGATAAAGTTAAAGATCTTATACAAGATGAATTCCAAAGGATTCTTAATCTAACTAACTTCTCAGCTACAGCATACGATACATTTAGACGTTGGTATATTGATGGACGTTTATTCTTTCATGTTATTATTAATCCAAATAAGACTGAAGCTGGTATACTTGAATTAAGGCAGATAGATCCTACAAAGATTCGTAAGATTAAAGAGACTGAGAAGGTTAAAGATCCAAAGACTGGAGCTGATCTTGTAAAAGAAGTTGCTGAGTACTATTTGTATCAAGATGATGCAATGACAAATAGTGGTGAAGGATTAAAAATTAATACTGATGCTATTATTCAAGTTAACTCAGGAATGTTAAATGAAGAACGCAATAAGGTTGTAGGCTACTTAAATAAAGCACTTAAACCTATTAATCAATTAAGTATGATGGAAGACTCTTTAGTTATCTATCGTATATCAAGAGCACCTGAAAGACGTATATTTTATATAGACGTTGGTAATTTACCTAAAGGTAAAGCAGAAGAATATTTGAATAATACGATGAACAGATATCGTAATAAGATCGTATATGATCCTACTACTGGTAATCTTAAAGACGAAAAGATTCATCGTAATATTATGGAAGATTTTTGGTTACCACGTAGAGAGGGTGGCCGTGGTACTGAGATTGACACTCTTCCAGGTGGTTCAAACCTTGGAGAGATCGAAGATATCCAGTATTTCCAACAAAAATTATATAGGTCTTTAAATATACCTATGTCAAGATTGACTGAAGCAGATGCATTTTCTGTTGGTCGATCTTCAGAAATTACGCGTGACGAACTTAAATTCCAGAAATTTATTGATCGTATTCGTAATAAGTTCTCAACACTATTCTATGAAGCACTGAAAAGGCAGTTAATCCTTAAAAAGATTATTGTGCCAAGTGACTGGGTAAATATCCGCGAGCAGATAGCCGTTGAGTATTCTAGAGATAACTACTATGCTGAATTGAAGGACGCAGAAATCCTTCGTGAAAGAATAGAAATGTTGCAAATGATGGATGAATATATTGGTTCGTTCTGGTCGAAAGACTGGGTACGCAGAAATATTCTGAAGTTGGATGACGAGATGATTAAACAAATTGCTAAAGATAATAAAGATGATCCAGTGGATGATGACTTTATTAATCCAGATTTGAGTAATTCAGCTATATAAACATATTGTATACATAAAGTTTACTAGAAATAAACATTTTTATAAATACTTAACAGAGAGATTATGAGCACAAGAGAATTAATTGACAATATAAAAACGGGCGATGCGCAAGCAAGCAACAATACTTTTAATAGTATTATGCATGATAAACTAATTGACGCATTGGATAATCACAAACAAGAAGTTGCTTCTAAAATGTATGGAGCATCTGATGATACTCCAGCAGCTGAAGAACCTGCTGTAGAAACAGAGACAGGAGAAGTTGAAGCGGATGCTGACGTTTAAGGAATCATTTAATGAAGTATTAGAAGCTAAATTAAAGCTCCCGAAAGGTGAAAAGGTAGCCAAGGAATTAACCAAACTTGGAAAGAAAAAGAATGTAACTGCTGTTATTACAAGCAAGTTTAATCTTTATATTGATGGCGTTAAGCTTGATAAGTTTAAAGATATGGCTAGTGCTGAAAAAGCAGTAAAAGAATTCATCAAATTAATGGGAGCATAAATGAAGTTAATCACAGAATATACTCAGAACCAGCTTAGCTATTCTATAGAAGAAGGCAAAAATGGTATGAAGAGCACTTTCTTAGAAGGTGTTTTCATGCAAGCTGAGAATAAGAACAAGAATGGTAGAATTTATACCAGAGAAGTTCTTACAAAGGCCGTTGACAAATTTGTTAACGAGCAAGTAATTACAGGTCGTGCAGTTGGTGAGCTAAATCACCCTGATGGACCATCTATTAATTTAGATAAAGTTTCTCACAGAATTACCGAACTCAAATGGGATGGTAATAATGTGATGGGAAAAGCACTTATTTTGGATACACCTATGGGACAGATTGTAAAAGGTCTTGTTGAAGGTGGCGTACAACTTGGAGTGTCAAGTCGTGGTATGGGAAGCCTAGCAATGAAGAATGGAGTTAACTATGTAGCAGATGATTTTATGCTGAACACAGTTGATATCGTTCAAGATCCCTCTGCCCCTAATGCATATGTAAATGGCATTATGGAAGGAGTATCCTATGAAATGGATAGACCGGGTCATTTCGTTAAGGTAATTGATGAAGGTGAGACAGAAGTGAAAGAATCTAAAGTGAAGTTCTCGGAAGAGCAACAATCTGCAGGTTTTGAGCATTTCCTCTCTAAACTATAATCTCTATAGGAGAAAACATAATGTCTGAAGTTAAAGACGAAATTGTTGAAGATGTAGCAGAGGTTATCGTAGAGGATACGGAAGTAGAAGCAACGGTAGAAGTACCAGAAGCACCTCTTACGGAAGCTCGTACAGTATCAGCAATACAAGCCTCAATGACAGGAATGTCTAAAGAGGGCCTTGACGCGATCTTCGAAGCAGCGAAAAAAGCAGAAGCGAAAGCTAAAGTGGAAGACGATGAAGAAGAAGAGGACGATGAAGGTGATGAGGACGAAGGCGATGTAGAAGAAGGAAAGTCTAAGAAGAAAGAATCAGTAGACGACGAAAAGGATACAGAAGGAAAAGTCAAGAAGAAGAAAATGAGTAAACTTGATGATCCTAATGCCGAAGTAGAAGTAACTGCTGAGAAGAAGAAATTTAAAGAAGATGTTGAAGCGTTAATTAAAGACGAAGATACATTATCTGAAGGTTTCAAAGCGAAAGCTGAGACTATTTTTGAAGCTGCACTGCAATCAAAAATCATTTCTGAAACAGCAAAATTAGAAGAGAGATATGCTTCTGATCTAGCTGGAGAAGTTGAAGCTATTAAAGAAGATTTAGTTGACAAGGTTGACGGTTACTTAACATATGTAGTCGAAAACTGGATGAAGGATAACGAAGTTGCGATTGAGCATTCTTTGAAGTCTGAAATCACTGAGTCATTCATTGATTCACTAGGTCAGTTATTTAGTGAGCACCACATTAACGTTCCTCAAGATAAGGGTGACATCTTAGATGCTCTATCTGAAGAAGCGAAAGATGCTAAAGCTCAATTAAATGACGCAACTGCAAATGCAATGGATCTTGCCGAGAAAGTTAAAGCTTTCGAACGTAAAGATATCGTAGCAGAAGCATGTGAAGGCTTAGCGGCAACTGAAGCGGCAAAAGTAAAAGAGTTAGCAGAAGGTGTTGAAGCCGACGATAACGAATCTTTTGCATCTAAAGTAGCGACAATTAAGGAATCTTACCTTAATAAAGATACCGCGGTAGAGACATCGGAAGTTGATGCCATTACTGAGGATACACAAGAAACTGATGTTTCTGATAATATGCAGAAATATCTAAGCGCAATTGAGCGCACAACGAAATCCATCTAATAGGAGAATTTTAAATGGAACAAATTAATCAAACAATGTTACAGGAAAAATGGGCTCCTGTACTTGATTCTCAAGAAGCTGGTACTATCGGTGATTCACATCGTCGTAGAGTAACTGCTGTTGTTCTTGAGAACCAAGAAAAAGCATTCGCGGAAGAGCGTGGACAATTGCACGAAGCGGCTGCTGCAAACAAAACTGGTGGTGGTGTAGATAACTGGGATCCAGTTCTTATCTCACTAGTTAGACGTGCAACTCCTGCAATGTTAGCATTTGATCTAGTTGGCGTACAGCCAATGACTGGACCAACTGGCCTAATCTTTGCAATGAAATCGCGTTACTCAACTCAAGGTGGTACTGAAGCGTTATTTAACGAAGCAGATACTGAATTTTCAGGTGCTTCAAATGGTTCAGAATTAAAAGGTTCTGACCCGTTTGCTGGTGATACATCTACTGTATCTCCTGCTCCTGCTGCTTTAGACGATTCTGATACAGTTGATGACTATACTCCGGGTGCTGGTCTTGCGACTGCCGATGCTGAAGCATTAGGTACTCCAAGTTCACCTGCTATTCCTGAGATGGCGTTCTCAATCGATAAGACTACTGTGACTGCAAAGTCTCGTGCTCTTAAAGCTGAGTACACAACTGAATTAGCACAAGACCTTAAAGCTATTCACGGTCTTTCTGCTGAGACAGAACTTGCGAACATCCTTTCAACTGAAATTTTGGCTGAAATGAATCGTGAGATCGTTCGTTTAGTAAACCTTAACTCAGTAACATCTACTCGCGGTGCATCTGCTGGTACATGGAATGCGACTAACGCACCTGATAATGGTGGCGCTAGATGGTCAGTTGAGCGTTATAAAGCTCTAGCTCAAGCAATTGAGCATGAAGCTAACCAAATTGCTGTTTCTACTCGTCGTGGAAAGGGTAACTGGGTAATCGTATCTAACAACGTTGCTGCTGCATTAAATGCTGCTGGCGTTATGGATACTGGCTTAGGACTACAAGGACCACAAACTATGGATTCAGATGTAACTGGATCTCTAATGGCTGGTACTATGGGTAACGGTATGAAAGTATACATCGACCCATATGCGACAGTAGACTATTTCAACGTTGGTTATAAGGGTTCAAACCCATATGACGCGGGAATGTTCTATTGCCCATACGTGCCATTAAGCATGATGAAGACAATTGGTGAGGATGACTTCCAACCGAAAATTGGCTTCAAAACTCGTTACGGTATTGCTGACAATCCATTTGTCACTGCTGGAGCTGGTCAAAACGTATACTACAGAAAACGTAAGGTTACTAACCTGTAATTTTTTAAATATACAAATAAAGAACCCCGCTTTATCGCGGGGTTTTTTATAAATAATCTATTATGCCAACTACTAACTTTTTAAATCCGTCATCATTTGTAATGTCTTTAGACAAAAACTATTCTGGTGCCGAATTTACTATACAATCTGCCTCAATACCTGATATCTCTTCAGAAGGTGCAATACTATCATTTAAATCTGTTAATACTGCAATGGCCGCAGATAAAATTACATATAGTCCTCTTGAAGTATCATTCTTAATTGATGAAGATCTTACAAATTATAAAGAGATTTATGATTGGATTAAAACTAATGTAGAAACTGATCAGCCAATTACTAACCATGTACGTGACTTAACACTTACAATCATGAGCTCAGCAAATAACGTAGCAAAACATATACGTTTCATTGATGCTCAACCAACAAGTCTTTCATCTTTACCATTTGAAATTACCACTGTCGATGCAGAATATCTAACTGCTGTCGTATCATTCCAATACTCTTACTACGAATTCGTATAACACCTATGTACTTTAGGTAAAACTATGTTATAATAGGTCTATGGCCGAAATGGAAAATAATTATAAGATCGTAAAGAATGCTATAAGTAAAGAGTTAGCAGACTTTATATACGATTACTTTTTAAACAAAAGAAGGGTGGCTCGAAAGTTATTTGATGATGGATATATCTCACCAGATACACCACACTTTGGTGTATGGAGTGATAAACAAATACCAAATACATATTCGCATTATGCTGATATAGTAATGGAAACATTATTAGAAAGAATTAAACCTGTTATGGAAAAAAATACAAGATTAAAAGTTTTGCCTACATATTCATATGCTCGAATATATAAGAAAGGCGATATACTAAAAAGACACAAAGATAGACCATCGTGTGAAATATCCACCACAATAA